ATGGCTGGTTTTTATCGAACTAATTTAGGAAGAGTCGCGCTTCAACAACGCAACATTACTTTAAATGCAAAACAAAGACGTTTACTACTATTAATAGATCACGAGGATTTTCAAAATTTAAGTAGCGAATTTAAAAAACGTATTGCATCTCCAGAGCTTATTCAACAGCTTATCGACTTAAAACTCATTGCTCCTTCTGGCGAAAATTATTCAGAATTAAATGAACAAATATCTTTCCCACAATCATCCATAACTCCAATAGAAGCTCATCAAAAAAATACTATTGATGATAATAAAAGTGGCGATATAGTTGGAGAAATTCAGGTTACTCAATCATCATCTTTTCAACTTTCACCTACTGAAATTACCCAGCCATCAATTCCAGTTCAACAGCTCTCTTTTGAAGAGATACAACAGTTGATGAAGCAAAGCTTGAGTCAATATTGTGGGCTTATGGCAAAACCACTTATTCAGAAAATAGAGCAAATAAAAACGCTTCAAGAGCTTAAAATGTGCCAAATGCAATGGATTACCAGCTTACAGGAGTCGCGTATTCCGCCTAATGAGCTAGCACATACGCTTCATTCTATTAATTATTCAATTCAACTTATTCAACAACGCAACTAAAAAAACAACAAGCTGCTGTTTAATTAAGCATTAAACTCACTTGTTACCTATTTCGTGCTTTACCTATTGGTGTTTTTTTCCTATGATGTGGCCCACACATGTGCGCTCGTAGCTCAGTTGGATAGAGTACAGGTTTCCGAAGCCTGGGGTCGTGGGTTCGATCCCCGCCGGGCGCACCAATTCATTATATTAAATCAACTACTTAACTATATTTTGGCGTAGATTTGGCGTAATGCGCTTTTTATCCACAGGTTTTTGACCTAATTTTGCTTCTTATCAAAGGTCCATCTTTTACCGTTGTAAGTCACAGTGCCATCTAAATTAATCGGCAACTCTTTTAATGAGTAGTCATAGATTTTTAGAACATTCCCGTTCTTATCTAAATCAGCGGGTAGATTGCAAGTATTCTCCATCCTGCCCGCTTCCGAAACCATGATCATGACTTGCATATGAACACCTCAGTGCAAATATTTGCGCAAAAAAGCCATTTTATTAAAATTATGAGAAAAATTATTCACATTAAAGAGCTTTTACACAAATCGAGACATTCACATTACTATTAATTGTGTGCGCTGTGCAACCTGAGAAAAGGATGCACAGCAATGTGATAAACGATGCAACTTTGGTACGTTTGCACATATAAGTTACTTCTTTAAAAAGAGTGCTCGTTCTGCTTCTCGGCGACGAACTAGGCCCTTCATAACCTTGCCACCTGCTTTGTTCCAAACTAGGAATTGATCGGCAGCGCCTTGATAATCACCAGCATTAAGTTTTTTAAGTAAAGTTGAATTATTAAATGCACCTGAGCCAATGTTGTAAGTCAGCGATACCAAAGCATCAAATTGGTTTTGAGTTAAAGGCACAGTAACCGATTCATTTACAGTCTTTTCAAATTTGGCTAAGTCGTGTTTGAAGTAGGCTTTAGCTTGCTCAGGTGTACAAGTATCCCCTTTTTTTACCTTCACGCCATTAGGATAAACTGTTGTGCCAGTACCAATGGTCCAGATGCCCACACCATCGTCATAGGCTGTGAATCGTGTGCCTTCAAAACTAGAAATTAGGTCAACGCCAACATCACTTGTAGTTTTTCCACCTGGTGCAAGTTTATCGACTACTTTATTTAAATCGTCTACTTGTGCCTGTGTAAGCTTGCCGCCTGCGATCACTCGGGCAGCGTCGAAGAATGGTTTAGTTGTCATTTGATTCACCTTTCTTTTTCTCTAACTCAGAGCTACCAAAATAAAAGCCACATGCAGTTGTCATAGCCCCTGCAATGAAACCCAATGCCGTATTGATCAGATTGCTGTTTTCTCGCGGCATATCCACAAAAAATAAAGCAATCACTAAAACAAACATCAGTCCCACTAATGCGAAAGCTAGATAAGCTCTTGTGTTTTCACTATTCATCTTTTTGCTTCCTCCAATCGTGATACTTTCTCTTTAATTAAAGACTGGTCTTGGCTTAATTGAATAATTGAAGATCCAACCCACGCACACAATGAAAATACGATGCCTGCAAATATTCCCAGCAATACACGCAGCACAGAAATTCCACCATCTTGCGCTGCTGTGCGGTTTTCTAAATTGGCGACTTTGATATCCAATGTATCGATATCCTTTTTGTTCTGTTCGCTAGTCTCTTTGTGCGCTTCATTAATGAAAGTCAGTCGAGTAACATGATCTGACAACATGCGGATATCACTCTGAATGGAGTCAATTTTCTTTTCAAATCTCAACCCATACGATTCATTTTCAGTCATGCCTTCCCCCTAATTTCGGCAATAAAAAAGCACCCGTATTGGGTGCTATCTAAGAAATTTCTAAATTAAAAATTTACTGCTTCAATTTCTTCATATGTCAAAGCAGCTTCAATTTTCTGTCGTGCAATACGCCCTCTTTCATGAATGTTATTAATGTGCACTGCAAGTGCTGTTTTTAAGTCAATCAATTGATCAGGACTAAGATTAACAACTGAATTATCTTTTAAAGTCCACTCAACTGATACGCCGAGCAAAGCAGCAGTAGCAATTCTTAATTGAGAATTATGGTCTGAATCATAAAGCTTATTTTCAAACTCAAAACCGCCAAACTCATACTGATCCCGAATCTGTTTGATTTGTTCCCATTTGTGCCTTTTCACATCTTCTAAAGATCGATTATCGACCCACTTCTTAGTTTCATAATCGAAGATATGATATGGCGAGGGTTGAGCAGGCATCTCTACCCACCCACCCTGATAAAACATATTTGGATAAGGAGGATCATCTAAAGCTACACACCCCTCCGGAGTATTCAGCTTGATCATCTCTTCATTACCAAAAATATGTCCAATAACTTCACCATTCTTTGAAACTAATACCGTCACTTTTTAAGCTCCAATGTTGATAAAGATGACATGGTGACTATTGTAGGAGCTTCGGCAAAGCCACCTTGAGCTACAAATGAACCATAATAAATATTGGAGTATTTTGTGATATAGGCCAACTGAAGCACTATTGTTTTTGTACCAGTGGAAGCAGGTAGGATATAAACGGGTGTCGCAGTAACTCCAATAAACCGGATTGTACTGCTCCCATCATAAAATGTTGGGTATATTTCCTGAGTGTACGCAACAGTACCATTTACTAATACCCGACAAGCTAGCGTCACACATTTCAAAATGTCGTAGGAGGATGGATATTGTGTGATCCTGACCTTACAGTCAAACACAAACGATCCATCAATCCTTAGTTTACCTCCTTGCGTTTGCACATTAAGAGTAACTAAATCTTGTGTATAACCAACTGAACCTGCCATTGAATTAGAAACAGCGAAATAAAATTTACGCTCTGTTTGATTAATTACCCCGGAAGGGACAGTAACGGCTTCATCTTGGATTTTTAAAGTGTCTATTGCTCCGTTTTTAATGTGAGCATTATCAACTTCAATATCACCTAAATCCGCACTAATAGCACTTAAGCTATCAGCCCAGATTCGATTGGCATTGATATATCCAAAACTACCATTATCGACATACAAACCACGCGGAATAACAGTACCGTTTGGCAAAGTCACAGGCTTATTTTGCAATGTCATTAAGGGTTTTGGCTCAATACCATCTATACCCACTGGAGTACCAAATTGAATGCAGTCATAGTTAAAAATGAAAGTTGAAGTAGTTCCATCATTCATTGATCCATGGCCTGAAACATGACCATTTACATCGAACTTGGTAAACTGCTGAGCATAGATACCATCCACACTTTCAGTGACATTTTGAATAGAAGCACTATTCTCACCGACTTTTGTATTTAACGTTTCAGTTAACTTTAAAGTAGAAGTAATAGCACTTGAATTTGCCTCAAGCTGACGCTTGAATACGGCATTGTTCTCATTCATCTGAGCAGAAAGCTGTTCAGTAAGTTTAGATTGAGCCAAATCTCCTTCGATACGAGCAGATTGCTCTGACCATACGCCTGCATAACCTCCTTCATTTCCGATTAAGTCAGATTCTGACCCGATAAATGGAGGATTGATTTGCGCGTAAACTCCATCAATCCTTGTAGTTTGGGCAATAACTTTGTCATCTACATTCTTAATATCAGACTTAACTTGCTCAAGTGCACCAGTTGATGCCTTATCGTCAAGCTCAAGATTAATTAAATCAATCGCTTCAGCATTTGCAGATGACTGCTCAACTGCTACCTGTGCAGATTCACGTACAGTTGCAAGAGCACTATCATTACTTGCGATATAGTTATCTATTTTTTGAACAGTTACCCTATCACCCTCAATTCGTGCTTGTACTTCTCGTTGTGCATAAGCCTGTAAGTTATTTAACTCAACTGCCGTTGTATCAATACGCTTACTAAGTGCTAAGTCCCCTTCGATCATTGCCGATTGAACTGACCAAGTTCCTGCGAAGCCCTGATCATTACCGATCAAATCTGATTCAGATCCAATCAAAGGTGGATTAAGCTGTGCATACACGCCATCGGTTTTTTCAGCAACGAGTGAGAGATCATTTGCAACAACTCGAATACTTTCTTGAGCCGCTGCAATTCCCTCATCACTTGACTGTTTAACAGTATTTACAACTTCAAGAACACCTTCATCACCTGCAATGATTTGCTGTGATAAACCATCTTTGGCTTGCTGAATAGCGTTTTGACGATCAATGACTTCTTGTGCAATCCGATCTTTCGTATTTTGTATATCTTGCTTAATTGGACCAATTTCAGCATCAATAGTCTCAATATGATCAATCTTGGTTTTAAGATCCTGACTAAGTTGTGTTTCACTGATTTGATCGTTCAAGAGCTCAAGAACATCTGTTGCATCGGCAGAAGTTGTCGCATGAGTCCAGTCCGACCATGGCCCAATATTTCCAATCCTATCAATCAAACGCCCCCGATAAAATTGAGTCAGATTTGGCTGTAAACCTTGCAGAGTATGAGTCGTTGTTGGATAAGCGAATAAGCCCAATTGAGCAATGTTGCTAGTACCATCCGGTGAAACCTGAATCTCGGTATAAGCTGTATCTAGAGCACCAGTTGCAGGGAAGCCCCAATCAAGTTTTATACCGAATAAGATTCCTGTCGCTTGGATAAATGCCAATTTTGGAGGTAAACCTTGCTTTCCAGAGAGTTCAGTCAAAGTTGAATAAACTGGTAAAGAAGCTATCTCAAAAGCTGAAATCGCTGTTACTCGTGCTTGATATTGACCCGCATAAATACCTGGTACTTCGACTGAGTTGTTGCCGGTTATTGGAAGCTTAATCCAACTCCCGTCATCTTTACGCCACTCAACTTGATATTTAACCGCGCCCTTAGCCTGCGCCCAAGATACAATCATTGTCGCCACGTTGATGCCCTGATCAACTCGGCTTTCACTAGTAACAACGACATCTGTTACAGGATCCTGAATTGTTGGGTTCACAATCGAAATCGGAACCTCATCAAAATAAGCACCCTTATCAATGGCATCAAATTTGGCTGGGTTATATTGAAGTGCAGTCACTGAAAATTGATGATGCTCATCTTGGGTAATAGAAATCACTCGAAACTTCATTGTTGCCAAGTCTTGAGCATCAATCACCCAGACGTTTTGTGCTGCAATCGCATCAAACTCATGAGTAACTGTAACCACTCGACCAGAGATCGATTGAACAATTCGAGTTTGAGCTTTGCCATCCTCGCCATTAATAATCAATCGGTCACCAGCAACTGCCACAACGTCGTCACGATCTAGCGTAATGCTTTTACGATCTGCTGATATTTTAGACACACGCCCTCCGTTTGCCCGTCCAGCAAACAATGGATCTGCAATATCAATAACTCTTCCCGGCTGCGGAATATGGCCATCCAAACCAACTTTAAAACTAACAGTTCTGGTTTCTAACTGTTCAGACTTTAATGCCCACCAACCTGCTCGCTGCGCTTGCCCTCGTGAGGTACATCCCCAAGCTTCTATTTCTAAAATACGAACTTGGCCAGCTTCAGAAATTGCCTTTTCATCGCGGACAAATTCATATTCAGTCTTATAGTGATTGGCTGGGTTGTCCCATGCAATTTTTACAACATTGTGCCTGTCTCGAGCACGAGTACCTGCATATTCAAAATTGCCATCAATAACATTAGCCCGGGTATAAGTGAAGTAAGTATCTTGAGGAATATCCGCATCACAAATAATGCTATTGCCATCCCAAAATGTGATGGCACGGAATACACCTGCTAACTTAGTTAAAATTTCAAAGGCACCTTCGGCACTCTGAAGATAAACGTTACAAGTAAAGCGTGGTTCTTCTCCACCCAAGCCATCTGGTACCAGCTCATCACAATATTGAGCTAAGCGATATAAAGACCACTTATCAACCATGAGTGGAGTTAAGCGGTCACCCAAAGCATAACGGTCTACTGTGCATATATCGTAATATATCCAAGCCGGGTTATTAGAATATGCCTCTTTGAAAGTACCGTCCCACATTCCAACATACTGACGTGTAACCGGATTATAATTTGTAGGGACTTTTAGGATTCTCCCCTTCGCATCCATTGCAACTTTAGCAACGTTTCCAAAAGTCTCAGCATCATACTGAAGACCCAATAATGCTGTATTTGGATAGCGTAATTTCGCATCGATCACTTCTGTTACAGCTGCAATATACATCTTGTCGCTGACATACTCCGAAGTTGAGTTGGGTGTAAGTCTGCGAACACGTATGAGCCAACCTGAGTCAGCTCGAGGCAAATCAATGCGGTGTGCTCGCTCGTAATTTGCAGAAGTCTTATCTGAAATCTTGGTTTTTAGTACTTCAGTCCAGACACCTCCATCAGTCTGTAAATCGATTGCGTATTCGATCGTTACGCCTGATACATCACCATTTGTAGCATTCTGAGTACGCAAAGGACCCCACTTTAAGCGCAAACGAACAGCATCAAGATCAAGATTACTAAAAGCTCGAACCCATGGCGTTTCAGACTTTAACTCCACATCGATGGCAGTTTCACTTTCTACTGCAGGAAAACCCTCAATGTATTCCTGATCATTAGTACCATTTCTAAAATCAACTTTTACATTTTCAAAGTTAAGGCTTCCATCTGCATTCTGAAGTGGAGTTTCTTCTAAATAAATTGACTGAAGCCCATTAGCTAAACCTTCAATCTCGCCTTCAGCTAAACCATATAGAACCTTGATAAAGGTTTTCGATTGAGCAGAATCTGGTGAAATGACAGGTTGCCGTTGTTTTTTACTGCCTTTTTTTGCGCCTACTACTGCATTCATAAGAAATCTCACGCAATAAAAAAGGCGCTAGAAAGCGCCTGTTAAATAATTAAAATTTACATCTGATCTTCAGGATATTGACCAGCACTGATAATGAAGCCGCCGATTTCCCGTTGACCATAAAGAATTGGAACAGGATTACCTTGTGCAACTGTGGTAACTGCACCGCCAAAGCCTTTATTCGCTCTGTTTCCATCTTGGTTTTGATCTTGAGTAGTATCAACCTTTGGCATAAGCATCATGGCCACTCCACCAAGCATCATTCCAATACCTGAGCCAATCAATGCAGCACCGAGTGGTGCTCCACCGCCCAATGTGCCTACAGTTACTAAAACCCCCACCACGACCATCACAGCACCCAATACAGTCTGTAATATTCCATTACCGCCTGCACCAACTACACGTGGAACAATATGAATAATCTCAGCTTCAGTATTCATATCAAGCTGTTCTTCACCGATATTGTCACCAGTGATTAGGCGCTTAGTTTCATGATCGTAAATGGCTGGGCGTTTCTTGCCTCGCTTATTACTCGAGTTCTTTCCTTTTAGAAACACGGCAAAGCGTAGGCCCTGCTCATGTGCATGCAACATAAAGTGTTCAAAGCCAGCGATCTGAACAGATAATGCACGCATGGCTTCACGTGTATTTGCGACATCGAGCTTAAATTCACGACCGAACTTTTGCCCCAAGATGCCGTACAACTTAATTGTTTTTAACATCTCTATGCCTCAAGATTTTTACCGTTCTGGTTGACCATTGCGGTCCATAGATTTCACGTATAGATTTACGGCCGTGAAGCTGATGCAAAATTAATGTATTGCCAATACAAGGTTCGGTATCTTCGGACTTCAGCATTGCATTATCACCAAGCCAAATGATGCAATGATTTGGGTGTTCTGTTCGTGGTACTCGGCAAATCAACATATCTCCATATTGCGGAGTGTCCACTTCATAGAACCCGGCTTTTGGAAAATTATCAATCAATATTGACGGATGATCTTTGTCTTCCCACCAGCCATCTTTTCGTTCAAAGTCTGGCAACTTAATACCTAGCTCACGATCATAAAAGTCACGAACCAATGCATAACAATCCTGATAATGGTGAATATAGTTTCTTCCAACCAATGGAGCACGATAACCACAAGGTTCATAAACTTGAAAATCCAGATCCGGATATGAACAAATTACCCACGGCTTTTGATGTAACTCAATTTGAATTAAGTCTAGTTCTGAGGCTCGTGTAGTACCGTCTGGATGGGAATGTACATAAGCTAAGATTTCGCCTTGGTCTTCTGCCATAGCTAAATCTTCAGGATGTATTTCAAACTGATCAGATTGAGCTGAAACATTGCGACAAGGAATATATTGCTTATCAATAATCACCCCACAGCACTCGTGTGGATAACATTCATCAGCATGAGACATGATTGCTTTTTTATGTTTTGCCGTCAGTTTCATAAAACCTCACAATAAGCTTGAAGCCGGGAACCCACCAAACGGCAATGGTTTATTTTCACCAAATCGCAATCGGCAAGACCGCAGGCGCCCACCACATCGATCAAGTGCCGGATTATCAGTTGGCTCATCTTTATCAGTGAACATTGCTACACCTGTGTAACCACATTCCTCGCCCCGGTACTTCCCGACCATGCACCAATGACAAAGTGAAGTAATTTGGCGAACTGGAATTTTCAAGCCTTCAAAATCAATTGGATTGGACAGCTCGAAAGTCACTTGTTGTGCATTTTCAGATGTCTTTTGCTCGATGTACCAGATTTGTTCTTTAGCTTCATTCGATGCAGTTGGATTGCCTGCTGTGAAGTTCTCAGCATCTAAGTATTTAGCAAGAGTGGTAATAACTTTAAGTTTTGCACCAGCAAAGTCTTTAAACTGTAAACAGTAAGCAGACACAGCATTTTGAATGCCGTTGATATTGTTGGCCATGCTTAAAGTTGGCGCTGAAGCTTTACCATCTGAACGCATTTCAAGCCCAGATACTTCCAAAGCCATAGGCTCAAAAACTTGACCCTGCCAGATAATATTTCGGTTCCATACCTTCTGGTCACCAACATCGAATATCTTTCCAATGCTGCCAGAGTCGGCACCAATTAAACCTTCGGAACCAATTGAAGAGTAGATTTTCTCCCAGTCTTGAAAAGAAATATGCCCGTGAAAACGCAAGATGCCAGCACCTAAGCTGCTGGCATCTAGTTCATACAAATGGATTAATCCATCTACATATAGTTTCTGGAAATCACTATTCAGGGTCATTTTCTGTCACCACTGGTATTGCGGGTACTGGTTTAGGAATTTCTTGCAAGCGAATATCGATCCAGCGGCCCGTTGAAATATCAACTCGATTATCCAAATCAGCAATAATTGAAGCAGACTCAACATCAAACTTCTTTTTAAAAGTTTTGATTTCAATATCTTTATTTTCTAACTGCTGATAAATCACAGCAAAAAGAATGTTCCCGTTTGCATCTTTAGGTGTTTCGATATACCACCCTTCCGTTGCTAAACCTGACGTTCCTTTTAGCAAGTAGTGCCCTACATCGAGCTTTTCCAAAGTAATGTTCTGCTCAGCAGCCTCATCATTGAGTTCAATTTTATCTGCAAATAGTTTTACGATCGGTGAAGCAGCTTTAATAAAACCATTGGCATCTGTGGTTGTGTTACCACTATTAAGAACCTTTAACCAAGATTGAGCTTGTCCAGCTACTTTAGTTCTTGTCCAAAAGCGACCATCAATTGTTCCCATCATCTGAAATTCATAAGAGCCAGCACCGGCGCTTGCTAAATTTTGGTGAATAAGGTACCCCCATGTGTCATTATTATTTTCGAATGGAGCATTATTAATGTTATTGCCAGAATAAAACCCTGTTTGTAATTTAGCTGTATTTAAATCGATTGGTCCAAAATTAGTTGCAACTGTAGAACCTAACCCACAAAAACCAACTTCCATTAAGTTTTCAGCAGCAGAACCTACATAACGACTAGCTGCATGGCTCGGGTTAGTAAAGTTTTCATTAATTTTTGCGCCAGTAGAGCGGAATGTGTCGCCGCCTGCGCCAGTAGGTGCCGTACCTAAATTTACTGTTTGAATCGTCATTTTCTTACTCGCATAAAAAAGCCCCTAAAAAGGGGCTTTAAAGGGGTTTAAATTAAGGGTAGAAGACTTGGGTAAATGTCGTTGAGATTTGCCAGACATCGCCACCCAAACAACGGGGTTGATATTCACCTGTTTTTACTCTGACTTCACCGTCTAAAGGTGAATCCCAAAGAAACGAGTCAGCTCCTTTGTGATCATCAAAGAATGCTTTGATTTGCATAATTTCGGCTTTTTTTGCTGTCCGTGAATATTGCCAAGTACCTGTTCGGTTATTGATTCCTATTGAGACATTTTGCTCATATCCATCACCAAACTTTGAAGTCAGAACATTGAAGTTCTGAGTGTTGGAGTTACCGTCCAAGTCACTTGGCCAGTCAAATTTTTGGTTGCTCATTTGAAAGCAAACCTCCTAAAAATTTTTATTTCAATGATTTAAAAAATTAAACCTCGCATTTAGCGAGGTTTTCTTATTAGGATTAATAGTTAGCGTTGATCTAATACCAATTTCAGAGACAATTGATGCAAGGCTTCAAGATCATGATCCCACATCTGACAGTCTTCAAGATGTTTTTTGATGTATAAGTAATCTTGGTTTGTATGCAAAGTAGTGGCCAAAAATGCTGAATATGGCTTATCCGATTGACAAGAAGACAATATGGTGGACATTGAATCTCTTGAATTATCAATGTCGGTAAAACTTGAGGCAGCTATTGATAATTGTCGATTCAATTCATTACAAACTAAAAATCTTGGTAAAACCACACGATCATCATCATTCAAAAACAACTTTTTAACAGTAGTCTTGCCTTTTTCATCCTTCCCATAAAGCCTAAATGACTCTTGACATAAGTGCACCTTTGGCTCGTCAATATATGGATTAACAATTGGATTGGTTATAACATCTAATGTCCATTTTTTCCGATTACAACGTCCACAAGATGGTAGTAAATTTTCCCAGTCTACAACATCATCAGGATAAGTATCCTTATCCTTAAAATGCTCGACTTGCATGTATGAATCTTCAATTTGTAATTTACATTCACAATATGCGCATTTGAAGGATGAACTGGTCAATAAAGACTCACCTATTGATTCTTGCTTCCAAACAGTCTTATTTTTATCTGCTTTAAATATATCTGTGAGCTCTTGAACTTTCTGATCACTCAAATAAGTAGGTCTGACACCTCTTTGCAACTTAATCATGGATTATTCTCCAAGACTATCAAGTTGCATTCTAAAAACAGGACGTAATGGATATTGAGGGTGAAGCATTTTGTCAAGTTCTTCATAAGCTATATGAGCAGCGTTACGGTCTTTATCTTCAAGTGCTTTATCAAAGCGCCCTTTTATTTCCTTATATTTTTGAGTCCTTAAATCAACCATGCCCATCACATCTTCAAGAATTTCCTCAACCGTCCAACCTTGGTAGCCATACTGAGACTCAGGTAATTCTCGCCTTCCAACATTGCCATCTTTACGCTCCAAAGCAACAACTTCACCTTTGAGAGCAGTTTGAACCACATGAGGACTATGAGTAGAAATAAAAAACTGAGCATTTGGAAAAGCGACTTTTAAGACCTCACATATCCGTCCTTGCCACTCAGGATGAAGATGTAATTCAATTTCATCAATTAAAATGATTCCATTATAGTCGCGTGCCGCTGTATCATCGTGTTTTAGTCGATAATCAATTTCCTTGATAATCCCTAGCAAGATGTAAATTATTGATTTAAATCCTGACGATAAATACTCAAAATATATTTCACCTGTAGGCGTGTTAACAAATAACTCATTACTGGTGTTTAATCGACTATATTTGAAGTCTGGATTAAGAAGACTAAAACTCTCTTTAGCAAATTCAAGGTTTTTTAACTGTATTTCAGATAAATGTTTTTCATGCCCACTATGCAGTATTCGATTCAGAAGCCAGTCTTTTATGTCGTCATTGTTTATACCTGTGGCATTATATCTAGCACGATGTTCAATATCAGGGTCAGCTTGAATTGAGGAAATCTTCTTGTAATCAATCCCTCTGTTTGTCTTTAAATATAAAAGGCTTTTCTTAACATTGCCATAGTTTTGATTATTTAAATAGCTGTCATATTGTTCAGGATCAAACTTATCAATTGAGATTTCATAATGATTACTGCCCAAGTTATCTGTAATAACAAGAATTTTACCTTTATCACTACCAACTTTCTTTTTAAGTGTATTTTTATCATTCTCAGAAAACCAAGATGCAATAGAGTCTAAAATATTAGTTTTCCCAACCCCATTTTCACCACAAATAATGTTCATTTGAGGGTTGAGGTTTTCCAGATTTAAGTTTGAAATCCCGCCAACATTTTCCAACCCCAAAGATGTAATCTTCATTGTCTCAAAACCACTATTGTTAAATTGGTTCATCATACATCCAATAGTAATTTTTCCAAGTTTATTTTGAACATGAGTCATAACTATTTAAGTCCTTGTTAATTTTTAAATGTTTTCACTGAAAATAAAAAAACCATGATTTTTAATCATGGTTTTTCTTCGACTAAAATATTTATTACTTACTCAACAATCCCCCTTGCCGTTGTTCCTGCCGAATCACGGCGCGAACTGCATTGCCGATCAATTGCCCAAGCTGCTTCTGATCCTGAGTATTAGCACCATTGGTATTTACACCTGAATCAGTTACATAGACTTGGATTGTGACAGGCTGTTCAGAAGATGAAACAGTCCTCTCCAAACTACCGCCTGAGTTGATGGCGTTCAATGTATCTACGCCGACTCTCTTAGTCGCTGCGGCATTAAGTACATATTCCTGACCATGAACTACACCTGCAACATCACCACGACCCATGTTGCCTGTGTAGCCGCCAGATGAGAAACCAGCGATTGTTTGTGCTGCAATTAGGCCAACACTTGCATAACCCATTCCACGAACTAAAGTAGATGCTGGAATACCTAGAACAGGGCCAAGCTCTAAGGCTTTTGTTGCTGCGAGCTCAGTACTTATTATCGCCTGACCAATTGCAATCGCCTGCTGCATTAAGAACATGGCTTTATATGCAGAACTTTGCTCACCAGCCGAGCTTTTAACCATCTCGGTCATACTGCCCCAAACTGTTGAAGCCTGTGACAATAGAGAACCATACAATTCAAGCTGAGTTTGATGCTGTGATTGCTGCAAATCTTGATATTTCTGTGCATATTCCTCTTGTATCTTATGCTTGGTCTCCTCATGGAGCCTAACAGCATCCTCAATACGCTTGTTGTATTCAAGAGTTAGAATTTCACCTTTGGCTAGTTTTGCTTTTAAGTTATCTTGTTCATTCAATAATGCATTGTCATTATCAGACATTGCATTACTTTCCCCGAACTGCGTTGATAAACCTTCACGTTCACCTTTGGGTGCTGCTAAGAGCGCTCTAGCCTGTTGAATATCTCTTAGTGAATTACTATAAGTCTGCTCGTAAGCACGTTTTCTTTGTTCAGCAGCAAGATTGATTAGGTTAGTTTCATAATCGTATTGTTCCTTTAAGGCTTTTAAACGAGACTTCTTTTCCTCAGCGTTATATTCAAGACTCTTCTGAATTCTGAGCCCTTCAATCTTAGTTTTTGCGTTAAGTTTCTCTTGCTCATTCATCTTGAAGGAATAAAGATCATAAGCAAGTTGAGCATCACTAATGAGTTTTGCATCATTCGCTTTCTGTATCGCTACAGAGACATATTGAGTCATGCCGTATTTCTGTAAGCGCTCAATTTCCTTCTGCAAATCCATTTCAATTTGTTTGGATTTATCAGAGTATTCATACTGAATTTTGAGACGTTCTTCATTGATCTTCTCTAATTCTTGAGCATGCTTTTTCGATTCTTGAGCAGCTTTTTTTGCAGCATTCTCTGCGTCTTTAGCTTCTTTTGCGTTTGTTTTAAGGCCCTTGTTGGTTTTGTCTATTGCACCACTGGTGTCGTAATACAACTGACCAAGCTTATCAAGTTTAGGAACTGATGCATCCAGCACATCATTCATGGACTTCATTGAGCCTTTAATGGTCGCTACTGAATCGTTTACAGTATCACTGGCGATAGACCAACCATTTTTAAAACCATTTACTAGAGCTTGCCCTTTAGCAACAACTCCATCAGCATTCCAAACATTAACAGCAGTCGAACCAATATTTTTAGCCTGCTCTACAAAGCCTTGAATGAGTCGTATAACAACCTGAATTGCACTTGCTAGCCCAATAATCCCTACTGCTACACCCTTAGCAATTACACCTACAGATTGAATTACGGAACCAAATTGGCCACCATCTTCAGCCCCTTGTAAGAAACTACTTAAAAGTGAGTTCAAGACAGGCATCATCTGAGATGCTAATTGGGTTTTAAATCCCTCAAAACGAGTTTGAACTGACTTAGTTTGAGCGGCAAGCAGTCGAGACTGTTCAATAGCTTCTTTGCTTTTGATAATCCCCGCTTCTGTTAATGCCTCTCCATAACGATCTAATAAAGCCCCTCCATTTTCGAACAATGGAAGTAAATTACCTAAATCATTACCTAGACTTTCAAAGACAAATCTTTGTTCTTGTGCAGATGCTCCAACACTATCAAGCTTATCTTTCATTAGCTGAAGTGCTTCAACACCATCTTTACCTTGCAATGTCTTCGCAAATTTTTGAATCTCTGCATCAGTCATTTTGGTGTTATTTTTTAATGCGTCAAAGAAGTCTGCCGCCTCACCTCCGCCACCACTAGCAGTGAATTCACCGAGCTTCTCTTGTGCATCAGCTAATGACTGTGCCAGACCATCTTGTGACATACCAAGCTGTTCAGCAGCATGTGAAAGAATTTGAAAGTTCTGTGTGCTAGTGTTTGCTCTATTTGCTAAAACAATCATCTCAGCATCCGCTTTAGCGGCTTGAATTGCCATTGCAGAAAGTCCAGCAAATGCTACTGCTGCACCACCCACCGCCATTCCTGTAAGTGCTGCACCTGCCATCAAAGCGCCACCACGCAAAGCTGAAACTTTCTGTGTGACATCACCAATAACAGACCCAATGCGTGTATTGCCAAGAGATGAATTAATTTGTTCCTTAAATTTGGAGAATAAATCAGTAGTTTTACCTGTCTCTTGACCTACATTTTTAATTGATTTTGCAGTCTTATCGCCTTGTTTCTCAGCATTACCTAGAGACTTATCTAAAGCATCGACTTCTTTTTTGCCATCTTTGGCATCTACCACAATAACCAAGCGGCTTACAGATTCAGGCATTTCACTCTCCAAATTCTAGGCAATAAAAAACCCGCTTTCGCGGGTTAATTGTTTAATTTGAGTTAATTTCTCAGTGCTTTCTCACAATATGGCGATGCATTTTGTAAGTTTGGATCTGGGCTGTACTGGTAACTACCTCCACCATAGTAGTTAACTTTTAACTCAAGTTTAGAGTCAGTTTTACTTTTAATCGTTTGCTTTAACCCTGATTGAACAATAATTTCATTACCATTTACTTTTAGCTTTTCAATAGAATCTTTACCATTCCAACTGGAACACATTAGACCAGTGCCATCTTTATTGAATGAGTAAGTCACAGCGTATGGGCCATTATTGCCCGTCCAAAAGCCATTGAGATCCGTTGATGTTGGTATTACAGACATGTATTGATTATTCATCATATCTGTTGTGGCTGCACAGCCTCCCAAACCTAGAACCAAACTCAATAAAATAATTTTTTTCATACCCACAACCTATTTTATAAAACTCGAATATGCTAACAACGTGTGATTATTCAATTATTCATACATTGCCATGCAACCCAAGTAATATTTTGCTGAGAATTCATTTAACTGTTCTTCTTTTATTGAGGGTGTTGAGTAACTTGGTTGCTCATAAGCATCACGGGTAATTAAGTTGATAATTTTTTGCATATTTTTATCAGGGTTCTTTTTAAATGCATAATCATTAGCCTCCAATGCTTTCATTAACGGCATCCCATTTTGCTTTTGTTGCATAATTACATTTGCAATTTCCATTGTATTTCTACAGTTTTGCTCATGCTCACTATCACTAACAGGTTGAGCTGGTTTAGCTAACACTAGTGCAGGTAGGTAAAACAACCCTATTAAAATTATCTTTTTCATACGAGTGCCTTATTTAGAAACCATAGCGAACAAAACTAACAGTAACCATCCAAATGCTATTACTTTTTCAAATTTTGTGTATTTTCTTTGAAGAGTAAACCATGCAAAAATGAAAGGGAAAATAAAAATGCCGATCCATAACAGAATAGTAACTAAGACGTTTCTTTTTTCTTTATCTGAACCTTCTTGTTGTATTAAGTGAATAGGGTCATTTAAAGTCCCTTTTGACTTCTTGTAGCTGGTATTTGTTGTATAAGAAAGACCAGTACCTGGAATACCTACTGTTGTGCGAGTACCCTTCTTACTTACATTTACACGTGCACCTTTCCCACCCACAGAAACACTTGATAGCCCTTTTTTACTAATATTGACACGGATTCCAGGAGCAATTTTTATACTTTTTCTAAAATTCAATCCCATCACATCACCTATCTAGAGCAGATCTTTTTAGAAGCACTGATGGAACCATCATTACAAACAAACTTACTACCATCGCAATGACTTATCCCACCTTTCTTACCAGAGCACGGTTGTCTCCCTCTACCTGCTTCCGCAACACTTAATGAGCTTAAAACTAATAAAAGACTTAAAATGACTTGTTTCATGGTTTTTGCCGTTTATTATAAAGTGTACTAACTTTAACAAACTGGTTAATAAAGGCGCAATAAAAAACCACCTAGGGTGGTTATTCAGTTTGATTATTTGCATCAACTTCAGGAAGGTGAACTTTGTATTTTCTAGGAGTATCTCCAGAGATGTTTACACCCCGTTGCATTCTTAATAACAATTCTGCACTTACCGGATCGGCTGGACGCCAAGGACCATCATTAACACATTTTATCACATGTTCAAAATCTTCTATTTCAAGTTTTCGATAAAGCACATAACTGTCATGCTGAACAAAAGGATGTTCGCCTTTTTTAACTATACAGGCTGAATCGTAATACTTATCCACATAGAGTGTTGTGATGTTAACTCTTACAATGCAAATTTTATTACCATAACCAAGTTGAGTGTATTTACTTGGGTCAAATAGTACAACATTCAGATGGTCCTTTAAGCCATCTGGACGAAAAAAAGCATCCCCAACTTTACCTTCCCAGTTCATTAGTAATCAGCATCCTAACAACATAAGTTTTCATTTTCCTGATTCATTCTAACTTCAGATTCCATATCTTCAATAATATGCTTCTGAAGTTCTTGATTAAATCCCAATGCAGAGAATAAATCATCATAGCGAATTGGAGTGCTACTCGCACCAGGATCACTCCACTCTGGACAATGAGTATGAGTCCAATCAACTAAATCCCATCTTGATAAGTGCCCAAATTGTTGCCATACATTATTTAATAAAGAGATATCATTATCACTCAATTCAAGCAAATCATCTTCGCTTCGAATCATACTCTTATCTCTTAATGCAACTTCATTATTTGAGCGATCAGATATCCACTCATTCCAAAACTCTTGATGACGAACAGCCCCATTCATAACATTATATGTTATTGATAAAACAGGACCATGCCTCATGGAAACTAAACTATCTCCAATAAATGGGCGATGAAATTTTCTAAAAGACTCTCTTTCAGAAATATAAAGTAATTTCATGAGCTTAAGAATTGGCAAATGTCCATTAGCTTTAAACAGAAAAAAAGCTGCTGCTTGGGTCAACTTTTTTTCATCAAATAAAAAAAGATTATCCATAGCTGGCAATTCCATAAGTTTAGACTTGATAAGAGGTGGTAAAGATAAGCAGGGTTATAATTAATATTGTATTCGGCACCTAGAGGCAACGTATTTACAATACGTTTACGATTATCGCAGTGTTTATCGTACCTCAATCTAGGCGTGGTGTATTTATACCGCGCTGCGACTACATTGATAGAATATTTGATAATGACATTCCTGTCAATAAGGAATTTTAACGGGAATGTCAAGGGAATAGGCGTATTATGTAACATCAATCGCGTTACATCCCGTCGCTTGTTCACAGTTAAGTATCGCACGTCAGCATTTAAGTCTTCGTCGCTCGTTGCGTCGCCTTCTTATGCGCCTCATCCAAGAACATATCGTCAAGCGTAAAGATACAGTCATTAAAGATGTAACGCTCAACTGGTAAATCATATTGCTCAACATAAGCATTAATTGCGGAAATATCTAGCGCCAGAGGAACACCTTGTTCATAGCGTCTAGATCGTGCAATGGTGTTATATGCAGACAGAATTGCATTAGCTACATAAGAATAGTCAGGCGCATCAGGAAGCTTTACACCGAGGGCTTCTCTTTGCTTTTTTTCGTGGTCCGTGAGCCCTGCGTACTTGCTCGCGAAGGTGTAGAGGTTTGTGACTTTCCCACGATGTCCTGAAGCTTCTTAAGTGATTCTGTTTGAATGCGGGTAGCTTCTTTAATCACAAAATCGATTAGCTGGTTCTTTTGTGCAGATTTACAGAAGATTGTCTCAACATTGGTACGGTTGTATTCAAGTGCCGACCCATCTGTTAATTCAATGCCCTTCCAATCATTCACAAGGAACACACCGACTGCATACGCGAACTTGTCGTTACGCTTTTCAATACGCTCATTTGTAATAAGGTTAATGTCAGCCTTTTCTTCTGCGGTTTCTAGATTAAAAATCTCAAGTGCCCGCTGAAACTCTGGCTGCATAATTCCATTAATTTTAAATTTTCCACCAGTTGGGAAGTCTACCCATTCAAATGGGTAAGTAATGTCTTTGTTCTTTTCGACAATATCAAAAGCCACTTTTAATTCCCCTTATTAAGGTGTTACAGGCGCAATCACACGAGTAATAACTGGTGATACGCGAATATGGTTATAGTTAATGTCGATAGTAATCGTATCTTCACCTCCACCATCCGGGTGATTAGCTTCAGCCACTTCTAATTGTGGGAACTGGAATGCATAACCATTACCTGCATCATCTTCAATAGAGAACTCTAACGGCATCGTGTCACGGGTTTTAATGAAGTCGATATATGCTGCCGATTGAGCCGAGAACATGTATTGAGTGTTCACAGTTACATCTACAATCTTTTCGAGATAAGTTGTTGCAGTGAGCTTTTTAGAGCCAATACAACGGATTGCTTCCATATTGTTGTTAATGGTCAATTCAAGAGACTGCATACAAGCAGTTCCGACAACTGTTTCACCATTAACTTTAAGATCACCGACGTTAAGCGCTGAAACAAGGACTAATTCAGGAACCGGTAAAGGCGAAGTCACAGGGTTTGTAGTTGTACGCTCAAACAGAGTACCCATCAAGCCAAATGTAGCTGTGATTTTGCCAGTAGTGGCAATCGACATTGTAAATTCATTGAAGCGTACACCACGGTAAATAAATACTTGGTTAATATCTTCATATACTTTGACAAAGGTAAATGTTTTTCGAACATTACCACCAAAGTTAAGAACATCACTCGCCCAATTGTTCATTGCAACTGCTGACAAGAAGTTATCGAAGAGACCAACGGACAATTCAGTCTCGAGGCTCCCCACAACTTCTGCTTCAGTTGCAAAACCACCTTGACGGAATCGGGTATCTGCAACGCTGCTTGATGCTTCAGTGGTGACGTTTTCAGTTAAGCCATCAGTAACTCGGCGTACGGTTTTCCATACGGGTGTAGTTGGTAATACTTCGGGGGTTTGTTCCTCTGCATAATAGAGGCGAATCTTTGCACCACTCGACATGGCTTTCTCCTTAATTTTCGGGCATTAAAAAGCCCTCGAATTGAGGGCGTTGTTTGGTTGTGTTCTCAGGCATTTAAGGGCTTACCTTGAATACCCTTGCAAAGTTTCAAAATGCTTTCTGCATGAAGGGTTATATGTTTGTGTTCTGGCCTAGTTCGCTCAATATCAATACCAATTAGAATTGCAGCCTGAATGTTTTTCTGCCAATTACCCGTATCCATAACAGGCTCAATTGAGCAAAAAATGTAGCTATCATCACCAATATTAATATCGGCATAATTATCTTCGTCCGTGGATGGACGGCATTCAGCAACAATGTATGCGATTTCCATTATTTGGCATCCTTAAAGTCAAGCTGTGGTTGAAGTTGATATTCCAACTCCTTTATTTCAGTTTCTAGTGGTTCCTTTTCCCATCGCCACTGGCCCATTGCGCTCGCACATCCACTGATTTGTGCTTTTCTGCCTTGGTGATAATTCGTTAGAGAGTTATATCTAGCCCATTTTGATTGGAAAACTTGACTGAGTTGATTAGCCATCCACTCAAATGCATCAATAAATTGCTCTTTAATGGCATCTGCTTTTTCACCGTTGAATCCCATTACAAGGAACATGAAGCCTCGCTCAGTCATCTGATAAAAACCTGTTTGTCGCTTTGTATTCCCTATCTTCTTGTTTTCTAAGGTAAACGCAAAATTGCGCTCACGAAACTTTGTGGAGCACTTCATATTTTTGATGGAGCGGAGAACGTCTGAATGTCTCTTTCCAAATGCTTGAGCAACTGCATAACTAGTTGTTCTTGGCTCACCGTTATCATTGGTAACCAATGCTCGTAAATTCAATGTTGTCATCATGTTCATAAGATTTCCTCTTACTAGCTCATGTTCAAAGAAAAGAACTGGCAGGCACACTGAACATGAAAAGTGTGCTTTTCGGGGATCAACCTAGCCAGGGTTCGCCTGAATTTCAGGCATAAAAAACCTGCCACTAAGGACAGGTTCGTGTAAAAGTTAAATTCGTTAATTGACGCGATAATTTATTGAAATGTTGTACTGAATGAAGTCACCATTACTGCCGAGATTCTGCACTTGACCTTGCAGTACTTCTAACTGACCGCTCTTAAAGTATTCAAAATGTGCTAACCAAGCATCTGCAAGTTTTGTAATTGCTACTTCGTGAGTATTTAAACGAGCCATACAGTTAATCGAGATAATTCCGGTTCGTCTTGTGCATGGTGTATCACCAATTGCAGCAATGATTGAGCCACCCCACAAGACATTAATGTCACACCACAGTCCATCAACCGGCACAGTAAAATCTTTATTGGGATATTTGATTCTGGTCTGGTCAATGCCAGTAAAGGCCATTGCTTTGGTGATAATGGCTTGTCGTACTTGATCTAAAGTCATTGCCATTTTAACCACCGTATTTCTGAGCAATATAGTTAAAGGTTAAGCCGTAGACACCTTGGGGTGCTTGTTGTGAAAACCCATTGATACTTTTAATAACGTATCTTTTAGCCTTTTTGTCGTAGGAGCCTTTTTTGACTGGATTTGGATATTGACCAAACTCAATAGCAGTGGCGTAAGGCGCATTTGTCTGAATGTAGACAATACTGAAAGGAACTAATCGAGATAAAGCGCTTGTGCCTTTGCTAATGGTTGAGCCACCACCTTTGTCTTTCTCTGCTTCATTAAATGATTGGTCGGTCTGGTTAATGCTGACTCTGTGAGATGCTCTAAAAGCCCCTGTATCAACTGGGCTTTGAAGAACTACACCTTGCAATGCATCAATGACAATATCTTTCTGTTTTTTGGTAAGGTCGGCTTCAATTGTTTTAGTGAAGGCACTTGGTTTGCTGCTCCATCCCATCTAACACCTCGGCAATTGCTCTGTTAATTCCCTACCATCTTTTGAATTATGAACATACACGCCATCATCATATACAGGAAAGCATTCGCAATCTTCCTGTTGATGCTCAATAAGATCATCAATTGGCATTACATGAACTGAATCATGATATTTAACAACCTTCCACATTAGACTTTCCTTAACTGACAGGTCCACACACTTGACGATGGATCCTGACCATAACTCACAACTCGATAATTGCCACCTTCAATCACCCAAATATCATTAACATCTGGCTTAACTAAAGTTCCTGCTGAATCCTTCACTTCATTTTGCAGTAGCACGGCTTTAGAGTCTGTTGCTCGGTAATCTATAGGCTTGACCAAATCTTTTGCCCAGCTTCCAAATAGGACGCCTCTGCCGCTATATACATATTCGGTGTAAGTATCCTCACCAGTAGCAGGATTGGAGCTGACTAATTGTTTGCGGGTACAAGTGAAAGTATCTACAGCGTCTGCAAGCTTAGTGCTAAAAGCCTTACCTAATTTAGATTGTATTTTTGTTCTCATAATTAGATCTTCACTAATAGAACTACATTACCAAATCCCTTATCTAACCATGGTTTAAGAATCGCTAAGGCTAGGTTTTCATTAGCTGTATATGTTTTATGAGTGGCTGAATAAGTGTTTGAAACGCTTGTCCCTGATTGTGCTGATACTGTCTCGCTCAATACACCAGTTTCAACTTCCGTATAGAGACTTCCATTTACTGCATCAGGTATCAGCTCAACTGCTGCCAATAGAATTGCATCTTTTAAAGGCTGATTGTCTGTTGTATCTGGTAACTTAAGATTTGTTAGCCAAACATTGGTAATCATTACCGCGCGAGCTTTTGCACTATCGCTGTCTGCCCAATCGTTACCAAGTTTTGCATCGATATCTGCCACGGTAATGTATTCAATCATGACTTATTCCTGATCTTTTGATTGCTTGTTGTTTTTAGCGGTTGACTTTGAGCCACTTGCTTGTGCATCACCAGTATTTTCTGTTGATGGATTCTGATTTTCATTTGTTGCGCCAACCAGGGTGTCATCGCCTTGGAGTTCTGCAATTCGTGCTTTCATAGCTGGCACATCATTTTTGAAAGCCATTAATTCTTCTTTTGCAGTCAAAAGCTGTTCTTCTGAGATAACCAGTTTGTTAGCCAATTCATCAAATTGCTCTACAGGGACAAGCGCATCATTAGTAACTTCACTCTCATCAATTGGTAGTGATTCACCTTCAATCAACTCATGTTCCGATGGATTGAATTGATCTACAGAGATAATTACGAACTCGCCTTGTGATTCATGGCTTGGTTTAATTTTTACTGTCTTAGACATTTTATTCTCCAAAAAGAATGGGGCCGAAGCCCCAAGTCATTAACCAAGCAAGATGATTGAATGCTCTGGTTTAACCATTGCACAACCCCAAGCAAGCGATACTTCGTATTGCACTTGGCGGTATTGACGGTAAATGGCGATTTCAAAAGATAAACCGCTAACAGGATCAGTTACGATCATTCGGTCATCAGCAGAATCACCACCTTCTGGAAGTGCAGGAATACGAGTCGCTAAGGCAATCGCAGATCGAGCAAATGCCAAGTTACGAGTCGAAGTAGGTGTTACAGTAATTGCCGTTGCAGCTGTAGGAATTGCTTTACGCAAGCCCGGCTTTGCAAGTGTGATAGTTCCACCATTAGAAACATCAGTATCGCCGGCAACAACCACATACTGGTTGGTGTCACCAGCGAAGGTAATCACATCACCAGCAACGATTGTCCCTGTACCAGCACTTGCAAGCGTAATAGCAGTTGCACCAACTGCATAGCCTGCCGCATTCGTAGTCGCACTTGCACCTGTGCCAGATGCAGGAGTAACCACTTGTGCAGATTCACGGATAGCAAAACCATGCACATCTAAAAGCACACCACGACGTAACAACGAATCGTCATTAGCTTCATTTGCTTTGGTTAATTGACCAAGAGTTCGCATGTTAGCACCCGCAGTAGTATCAATTACTAACTGCAAATCACCTTTTGGTGCACCGTTATCTTGAAGAGCTTTAAGTGCTAGAGCACTGTCCTTCAAGTTGGTTGCAAAAGGCGTAGTGCCTGCTGTACCGACTGCTCGAGAAGCGCCAATTGCTAAACCTGCAACATCCGCTTCAACTTCATTTGCCAATGTACGCATAGCTTGAGCGAATTGATCGCGAAGAATTGTGTTGTAAGATGCCCCGTTATTATCAAGTGCAAGCTTTTCTTCACCATTCCAACGTACAGGAACACGACGAGCTTTAGTAATGGTCATATCGACCTTGCCAATTACTTGATCGCCATCATTTGGAGGAGTAACACCAGGAGTGATATCTGATGCAGTTGCAGCAGGCGCTACAGGTGAAGTTACTGTTTGACCTTTTGCTGCGCGGTTATATGTCATGTCAGATGAAACTGCTGGAATAAAACCAGTTAATTCACGAGAAACAACATCAAGCGCATTAAAAATAGTGACCGTAAGGCCAGTTAAAGTGTTAGCCATTTATTAGCTCCATTAATCAATTACATTGCCGCCTTTGCGGATATAGTTAGCTTTTTCTGTAGGGTTCATTGCATCGAACTCACTACGTTTAATTGTGTTTTTGCTGCCTGAATTGTTCCCGCCTTGACCACCTGCACCATTAGGTTTTGGAAAGAAGTAAGGTTTTGATTCACGAATATCTTCAATCCACTCTTTAGGAGTAAGTGGGGTTTTGCCATCTTTACCAATAATTACGTCACCATTTGCATCGATCGCTACAGCATTGCCGTTTTCATCCAAGGAAAACTTAGATAAAGCGAGTGCTGTAATGTCGTCTGTCGCTTCTGGTAGTCCTTGTGCAGCACTAAATGCTTGTGCAATTTGACCTTTGACTACAGATTGCTTAAATTTATTTGCATATGCTTCCGCTTTGTCAGCTCTCGCCTTTTCAGCATCAAACAACTTCTGATGTTCAGCTTTCAAACGCTCGGTACGTTTTCCGAATACTTCGTCAATCTTGCCCTCAGCAAGCAATTTCGTTTCTTCGTCTTGTCCAGCTTTTTGAAGCAACCCTTTAACTGCATCAATGTCTAGACCTTCAAATTGACCTTTAAAATTGGTCAGCTCATCAGATAAGGATTTATTCTTACCAAGAAGCTCATTGTTTTTAGCTTTAAGTCCAGAAACATGTTGTTCAACGTATTGGTCTAACTGTGCTTTGATTGCGGGATCTTCAAAATTAATGGTTGTTGAGCCTTGCCCACCAGAACCACCTTCACCCCCATCTGCACCAGCTTGATTTTGTAAAGACATTAATTGGCGTTTTAAAAATTCAGACATCTAAAATCTCCTAGAGATACCGCCTTGCGGATTTAATTGATTGAGCCTTTGGCTTTGCTTCAGGCAATAAAAAAGCACCCGAAGGCGCTAAGGTTAAAAATTAAGTTCTAATTGATGAGTGCAATTGCTTTTAATCTTTCAAAAGTAAAACCATAAATTGCCATGGCTCTTGAAATCTTAATTTGAAGAAATGGCACCAGAATTAATTTTGTGCTCAGAATATATTGAGCATCCGACATATTGATTTGCTTTTCAGACATTTGTAGTACCTTTCGCTACATTTGCTTTGTTTTAGTCGGCCTTGGTTCATCACTCACTAAGCGAACACCATGAGCACCATATGCTTCAAAAGTTACAGTAATTGTTGCGGGTCCATTTAAGGCATCAGAATTCATCTGTACTGCTTTTTGTCCAGCTAGAGGTTGTCCAGTTTCTTCATCACAAATAACCAGATAACCTTTCAAAGTAGGGTGACGCTTTAGCACTAAATGTCTTGACTCACTCATAATCCCAACCTCTTAAACATTTCTTCATCAAGCTTTTTGAGTTCAGCAAGCGTGAATGGTTGACCCGTTAAGGGGTCTACAAACTTATCCAGAGAGTATTTACCCTCTTTGAATAGTTTGTATCTTGTAGGCCCAAGCCAAGACTTTTGGAAAGCTGCATCCTGTTTATCAAACCAACCTTTGAAAGTTGTATTTGAATCCACAACACCTATTTCGCCTTCACCATTCACTTTATTGTTGAATGGCCGCATCCCAATCGTTTTGCCTGACTCATCAGATACAGGAATTAGAATCGATCTACAATTCGGGTGAAGTGGCGGCACCGGATGAGGTTCATCTTTCTTGTAAACCTTGTCTGAATAACCCATGCAGATTTTAGAAGTACGACTATCCAGTGTTGCAATGAACTTTACATATTCAACACCTATGGATTGATACGTTTCATTCAAGGCAACATTAGAAACATGACTTCGAGCAGTTCGTACCATTGTAGAAATCTGGTTTCTACTCTGATCAAGCAAACCGTCTTGGTAATTAAGTGCTTTCTTACCCTTAATCCGCTGAACAATCTGCTGGTTTGTCTGACCCTGCGATAGGCCATCCCGAATAGTTTGCTCTACTCTTACGCGAACATCATCAGCAATCCTCGCAAAAATAGAATCAAGCAGCACACCACCGCTTAAAGGCGTTTTCTTTGCCTTGTTGAATAGCGTCTTTCCATTTGGTTCTATTTTGCGATTAGCGAGGGTTTTAGCCTGATATGTAGCTTCATACACCGCTAATGCAGTAGCGCTTACAGTGAAGCTCTCAAGCAATCCTGACGCTACACTTGCCTGCCAAGTCTGAACTAATGTTCTAACTTCTTTCAAAGCAGGCGTTGTGTATTGTCCTGCCATTAATGCCGTTTTTTCAGCGTCACTCAAGTCATCTAACAAATCTCTTAACTTTGAAAGCATCTCACTAGAGAGCGAATCAAATTGTGTTAGGAGATTATTGATTTCAGTTGAAGAGAGCCGGTAAAGGTAAGCTTGATGTGATACTAGAGCATCAAGTAGTGCCTGTTGTGACATCTGCGTTGCCATTAGCCACCCCTGCAACATATCCAGTCATAGGACTGTTGGTCATTTCAGTTTCAATACGCTCTAGTTCTTGGGAATATTCAATATCCGGGATTTTTCCTGTTCGAATATAATCCCAATAGGTTTCCATTGAGATTTTATTCCCCAATACAGCCTCATAGAGCTGTTTAGCAAGATTTACATCAAAACCTAATGAGCCAAAGTCAGGCTTAACATTAAAACGGTAATCTTTATCACTAAGCCCTAACCACAATGCGCCATACTTAATGACCTGCTCAATTGCTTCAGCAGCAGTAATAACCATTCCATACAATGTCGAATACTGGTCATCTTGACGAGCTTTGCGTGCTTCGCCTGATTCAGCACCACCAATGTCCATTACACGAGCACCAGCTTCTAAAGCTGCATTCTTTTGGTCACGCATTGCAGTGCGTTTAGCTTCTATTCCTACACCTTGAATTTCGAGATATCCGCATTGCCCACCTTGTGGTAATTGCCATGCAGCCATTGGACCCGTCACACGCAAAGGCTTATCTTCATCAACACCTGAAACCCAAGGTTGAGGATGACTAGTTAAATGCAACTCTTGGAAATATTCAGCACTTAACTGGTAATACTTGATAGCCGCCTTAGCCATTGTCATTAAAGGCATTTCGTCAATTGAAGGCGTATTATTCATACTGCCAACGTAAACAACAGGAATAAACGAAAGTGTCTTATTACCTAAGCCCGGATATGTTTCTTCAATTACTGTATTATCATCAGTAAATAATCTTGATCTGTATTTGCCGTCAATAATATCAAGAGCTCGGTAAAAGCACTCTTTATTGTGAGCAAATTCATCTTCGGAATTATCATGAGCTTCTTTAAATACTGAAAGCGTCAAGTCTGTTCGCCCTGCAACAGTCTTTTCTTTCCAGTTAATGCCGTCTTTTGCCCAATACAAAGCAATATATGGCTTTCCTGTGTCATCAAAATCAAGCATTAAAGCACAACGTGCATAAGATAGCTGCGCCTCAACTACTCGCAAAAATAGTTGCTTTAAGCCAAAACCATCAGTCGTTGCTTGTTCAATTAAGGGTTTTAGACGAGAATCTACAATATTGATATCTGGTTCGAGTTTTGAAACCAAACCAATCATTGCTCTTTTGGAATCACGTACCCATTCAGGATATTCTGCGCGTTGTTTGAAAGCTTCATAGATGCATTTATTTTTTGGATCTACTTCTTCTGCCATTATCATGCCTTGGGACTTTGGTAAAAGCTTTTCACCTTGCTCTTTTACACAACGTTCCCCACCCAAGGCATAATCCATAAATTCCCAATCCGGCATTGCCTTTGCATAATCCGGATGAACAGTACTAACTGTCATAATTCACCTACATTAATCCATAAATTGGAGTCTGCGAAACCACCCTAGATTTCTTGCTCATAGCCACAGCAAACATACGGAAACCATCAGCACCATGAGAATGAATGTCATGTAATGGATTGTCTTTCCAACATCCAAGCTTGTCATTCCACTCTTTTCGGTAGTTCTCAAGATGAGTGATACCTTCTGCACATTTGTATTCATCAAATTCGCATAGAGGCAAAATCTCACGAACCTGCTCAATACCATCCATTACGGTGATACTTGGCACCACTTCGAAATTGACTGAGTACTTCTCCCCGTCATCAAGCACATAACCCTCTTTGGCAATGTCTAGGCGAGACTTACCATCATTCATAAGAGAGCGGTTTTTAATGTCGTGCGGAGCATAATGCTTGCTGTACTTATAGCCTTTTTCTTTAAGCACTTTGAAATAGTGCCGCATACCTTCGCCTGAGTTTTCGTAGTAATCGATAACTTGGTAGCAAGTATCTGATAACTTCCGAATAAACCAGATCACCATTGAGTCTGAGACACCTAAGTCCCAGAAGGTCATAACAGGTAAATGATCATTAGAAGGCAATACACCAATGCGTTTATTGGCATACAAGAATTTAAATTGGTTCTTGTAGTAAGCACCTTCAACAGACTGAGCAAAAGCTTCACTAGGAATACTTGGATATTCCCGCTTCATATCCTCGCCAAGAGTTTTCTCTTTTGAGTGATACCAAGCCCTTTGCTTTGGCGTTGTTTTAATCTTGTGCTTAACTTCCAGTTCTTCAAAGTATTGAACTAGGCGCTGTGGGAGTTCTTCAGTTGGTTCAATTTCATAATCAGCATTCTTCCACCAGGAGAAGAAAAAGAATTTCCAATCAAGAGGACTTAATTTTTTGCTGAGTAATAATAACTTTTCCGCTAATTGGCAGAATTCATAGAAGTAGCCGCTTTTACCTTCAGCAGTACTCTCAAGTGTGATTCGTCCTTTAAGACTGACCGCTTCAAATGCACCAGTAACAATCTCACGTGCTTTATCTGGGAACTTCGCACAAATCTTACCGAACTCAGACACATGTAATCGGTCTAATGTTCCACCACGGAAAGAGGTTGATACTGTGATCGAACCCCCTTTAACAAATACAAGCTCATCCTTAGTTTGAATCTCTAAAGGATTGGCTGCTTTGATTAAATGCGGTAAGCGATCGTAAGCGTACTTAACCTTTTCACGGAACAGACGCTTAGCATCATGTAATGTATGGGCAATCAAAGCACACTTATCAGACATGAACAATGCAGCATCTAACTGAATCATGCACATCTCAGTGGTAAAACCTAACTGACGTGCCTTTAAGATGATGTTACGTGTCCATTCGTTTTCGAAGTATTCAAGCTGTTCAAGTGTCATCTTGAACTTAACTTGCTTACCGTTCTTATCAGTGATGTAGTAGAGATTATTTAAACGGAAATGTTGGTCTCTAAGACGTTGCTTGTGCTCCTCTTTCAACATCTTTAAACCTCTTATATTCCCTCGCCACCACCTTTCTTGTGCGGCCTGTGATTCGCTCTATTTCTCTGAAGCTCATGCCTTCATCTTTCATTTTTACCCAAGTGGCAACCTCATCATCAATGAATGCTGTTCTAGTCTTCACAGAACTAGCTATTGCCTCTTGAGAGCATGGCTTACCCTTGTTTGCTTCACTAATTTTTCTTTTTGTTTCTTCGCTTACAGGTGGCATTTTACGGCCCGTAAGTCGAATGCTATGTCTCGCTCTTTGCAATTCTGTCCATGATCTTCTTCCATTTAGCAAGTAATACTGCTTAATCGATTGAACCCTCTTTGCCTTAACCTCGCTTGTTTGTGCAGCCCCCGTTTCCACAGAAACCCTCCAGGCACACTCATAAGACTCTGCAAAAGGCTTTGAGTTCAATAATCGGCATTTGTTTTCAGTGATATGGAATTGCTCCCTAAGTAAAAGAGATGCTTCATCCACATTGCTTTCTAGTATTTCATAAGAAAAAGAATCTTCGCCATGATCAGTAAAACATGTCTGCATAGCTTTACTTTTATGAGTTCCATGTCGAAGATAATGAAGATGCTCAAGCCATCGTTGCCTAACACCCCTTGTGGTGCTGCCAACATAAACAAGATTATTTTTATTACATGTGATTTTATAAACTTCACCAGTCTTCATAGCATTAACAACCTTTTGTTTATACTACAAATTATAACATAGTAAAGATCATTAGAACACCATTAATTACTATTACTTAGCTCATCCATCAGATCTGAAATAGACTGAATCTCAAATTTGCCCGAATGCTCCACCTTGTCTTTAAATGCACCTACAGAGATGTGCTTACCCAATAACTCAAGATTCTTAACCTTATCAGGCCACTTGATCTTTTTAAGCCAACCTTCGCCATCATCCATACTGATTGTTTCGATGTTTGATATGTATTGACGCCAAATCTTAGGCCAATCGCGCAACGGCTTAACATTGCCATCATCGTCCATGATGTCTAATACATCCATCTGGTCAATTTCGACTAGGCGCTTTAAGACATAATCAGCATCAATCTGGACGCGCTCAGAACGCTCTTTTAGTGCGTCTTGGATAGCTTTTGCGATACTAGGTTTTGCTAGGTTTTCAGCACCAATCTCATTAGCAGTCTTTTCGCTATAACCCGCTCGAATTGCTGCTTGGGTTGCATTCAGGTCTATCAGATATTCTGCAATGGGGTATCGACAACGAGCCTCATGCAATAGCAGCTTATGAAAATGAGACGGGTAACTTTGTAGTTGGAACGGGTTTAATTGACCATCCTTTCATTGAAATGTTCGGGGCTTCACCGGATGGGCTTGTGGGTGATAAAGGTCAAATTGAAGTTAAGTGCCCAGACACTACAACGCATTTGAATACCCTGCTGACCAAGCAAGTACCAGATGAGCACATCCCTCAAATCACTAGTCAATTGGCTTGTACTCGTCGTGAATGGTGTGACTTTGTGAGTTATGACCCACGTCTGCCAGAAGGACTACAGATCATTATTATTCGCGTCTTTGCTAAAGACTTGGCTATCGAAGCATTAGAGCAAGATGTTCGTAAATTCAACAAAGCTATAGATGACGCAATTAAAACATTGAAGGTGGCAGCATGAACGACTGGCAAATATTAAGAAGTCGCTACGGCAGCAACCGAAGTTATAAGAATCGCCTAGCCCTTCTGCCATCGAAGTTTGAGGATTTCTCTAACTGGCTAGTAGATCAAGGCGCTGATGTTTTCAGTAAAACAGAACAAAACGAACTTTTGAGATTTAGATTAAACGGCCAATTAGGTATTTGGTATGAGTCAGGTTCAGGAAACCTACTAATGCATGATTTGGCAGACAAGTATTTGGAGACAGCAGCATGAAAAAAATTGAATTAAACACAATTAGCGGTACCTCTGACCAAATCGCTGAGGAAATCTTTAAGAAGATTATTAGCCCTATGGTTGATGAAATGAATAGCCAAGATAAAGACTCAGCAAAGGTTTTCACATTCTCAGTAATGTGGCTTGGTATGGCTCTATATGCTGCTCAATTTGAACCGCACAATGCCAAGAAAACAATTCAATTTAGTGTTGATCAGTTCATGCAAACGTTCGACAAATTCAGCAAAAGACCGAGCTAAGGAGCAGCAGCATGACAGATTTGAATAAAGAAGGCAAAGTCAATCTAAGCTTTGAGCAAGATGATGGTTTTGTTTGGGTGTTCGATGGTGATAGTCAATTTGGCACCGAAATCAGTCATTTAATGATGATGCATGCAGATGAATATAACGAAGATGAATTACGTGTTATTTGTCACCATGCAGCATGTGAAATTGACAGACTTAGAGCAGAGCTAGAAAAAGCCAAAGCTCAGGCGGTGCCAGAGGGGTATGTTGTTGTGCCAAAGCAGCCAACACCTAAGATGATTGATGCTACTTGGGATTTTGACGATGAAATTATTGAGATGAGTAGCAATACTCGCAATGAATTTATCTGGAAGAAAATGGTTGAAGCAAGCGAATCGGGAGCTGAACAATGAGCATAACTCTTAACGGACACCAATTAAAAAGCCTTCTCGAATTTGTAAATCCAGATGGTGAAAATGATTTAGATCAACTTGAAACTGAACTAACTATTAAATTTTTTGAAGATGGGCACAGTGGCAAAGGCTATTACTTTTGGATGACCGAATATCCAGAGGAAGGCAGCATGTTGTTGGATGTTGAATCGGGAGCTGAGGGATGAGTGAAGAATACCTAAAAGAGAGACTTTACTGGGCTTTGCGTTCGAGCAAGACAAAGAAAAAACAACTCAATTGGCACCATGCCATGTATATGGCTTGTACAGGTGCCTCACATGGATATCAGCTTTGTGTTGATCTTGGAGTAGATCCAGAAGGTACAGATTTTGTTAAAGCGGAAAGTAAGGAGGGGTGAAATGACTGCAATTGCGAATATTGGTAGCAACTTTGTTGTTGCGTTACCGCCATCAGAAATTTGGCTTAATGATTTACAAGCAGCAGAATATTTAGGCTATAAAGATGTTCACTTTAAGGCAGCAGTTTGCTGCCTGCCAACCTTCCCTAAACCGCGCTATGTTATTAAGTGCGGTCAAGGAAGACGCTGGAACTTGGCAGAGCTATCAAACTGGTTGAATGAACAATCGGATGATGAGCCAAAGAAAGGACGACCACGCAAACGAGGCTAATCTAGCCTCGTTGCAATTTCGCTTGCAGTAGCATTGTAGTAAATCATTAAGCTTCTTAAGTCTTTATGTCCAATCATACGGGCCAAGTCTAAAACTTCTAATTTTCTTGCAAGGCGTGTACAAGCTTCATGGCGTGTGTCATGAAAGTGCAAGTCAGTGATTTGACATCTATCTCTCAATTTACGCCAAAGCGTATCAAAGCTTTGGGAATTACAAGTAAAGACCTGCTTTTTATCAAGACCTTTTAATAAAGTAAGCAACTCAACTGCACGCTTAGATAGTGGTACATTTCGTTTAGTACCATTCTTTGTTTCATTTAAAACTAAATATCTATCTTTTAAATAAACACGATCCCAAGTTAAACCAACAATCTCACCAGCACGCATTGCTGTTTCAATTGCAAAGAGAAAGGCAATTATAATTTGCTGAGTTGAATTTACTGGGACATTGTTATCCCAATTTGCTGCAAGACATAATCTATCAATTTCATCTTGGGTAATTCGTCTATCACGGTGCTTTGATGGTGGGGGTAAAGTGAGGTCAGCCATAGGCGACTCTTTAATCCATTTCCATTCTTTGCGAGCAACAGTAAATAAGGAAGCTAAAATATTTGCTTCACGTCTGACAGTAGCGCCCTGCACCTCTTTTAACCGGGAGTCACGCCACTGGACTAAATCGTCAGTGGTAACTTTTGACAACTGTTTTTGGCATAATTTCTTATACTCACGTTTAAAGAAAGCCATTCGCTTTACTTCATTCTCATGAGTTTTCTTTTTTATGCTTACTTCATTTAAATAGCGTTCTATAGCTTCTAAAAATGAATGGTCAGGAAGTTTACCATGCGATTGTTCGCGTAATTGAGTCTCACGTTTTGAGGCCCAAGCTCTTGCTTGTGCTTTTGTATCAAAGGTTGCACTTTCGCGAATTCCGTTTACACTTATCTCGGCTCGCCATGTATCGTTGCGTTGTCTAAATGAAGCCAT